AAATCTTCGACTCGCGTATGACTGCGATCGAGATGTGCACCAACCGTTTCGATGACGAAACAAAAACAGCGTTCATGGACTTGTACTCCAAGGTGGATGAGACCGTGGAAGGCATCTCGAATGCCACCCCAGACGCCAATGATGCTATCTAGTACCATAAGGAAGGGTCTTCTGGACTCCCGTATGGACGCTCCTCGGGTCTCTCGAGGAGTCGGAACCACCACCTTGACAGGTGGTATTCCCTCTGAGCAGGACGCTCGAGGGAGAGGAGACAACCTTATGGAGTCCCCTATCAACACCGAGCAGGACGCTCGTCATGCCCGAGGCGCACCGTTGACCTCTGGTATGACCGCTGACGGCGACCGTCTCGACGGTCTTCTCGACGCCCAGAGAGACCATATAACAATCAGTCTCACCAGAGTAGTATAGAGAACTATACCGCTATCATGGGACTTATATGGGAATTTTACCAAAGAAGAGACTGGTGTTGACATGTCAATCCGTTTCGATTACAATAGAGTCTCTTTCGAGAGAACAATCAATCAAGGAATATAGTATGAATCTATCTGATAACACCCTGTCGGTGCTGAAGAACTTCGCCACCATCCAAGACAACATTATGTTACATGAAGGCAATACACTCAAGACCATTGCTGAAGCAAAAAACGTAATGGCAGTCGCCAACCTCGATCAGTCTTTTTCTAAGACTGTTGGCATCTACAACCTTGGGGAATTCCTCTCTGTTCTTGCTCTTGTTGACGCGCCTGACCTTGCCTTCGGTGACGAATCTGTAAAAGTGTCCGACTCATCTGGTCGATCCAGCGTCAAATACTTCTACAGTGATCCAAAGGTGTTGACTTCACCTGCCAAAGACATCCCTATGCCTGAAGCAGAAGTCACGTTCACCCTTGATGAATCAACGTTGAAGCGTGTACGAAGCGCAGCAGCAGCACTAAATCATGACAAGGTAGCGATCACCGCTGTTGATGGTGGTATTCAACTATCTGTTGTAGACAACACTGACGCTACTTCGAACGCATATAATATCGTGATTCCAGGAACATGCAAAGACACGGACTTTACTTTTATCATGAATATCGCCAACCTCAAGTTAATGGCAGGCGACTATGACGTTGAAGTATCCTCGCGACTGATAAGCAAGTTTTCTTGTAAAACCATAGACGTGGTGTATTACATCGCGCTCGAAAAAACATCTAAATACGGAGCATAAATAAATGAGCAAAGAAGTTAAAACATTAACAGTAGATTCTGTTCGTCCAATATATGACGCATCTTTTCGCGCATCACGAACAACCATATCTGTGGTTGATGCTATGTGTCAACGTGGTGCTGTCAAAGGTGAAGAGTTGTCTGCTATAGGACAACTCCGCGACCAGTGTGTAGAGATCGCACAGATGTGTGAACAGTTCCAGTCAGAAAACGATTAAGGAGTAGCGATGCGACACTCAGTCCGTACAAAGGCACAAAGAAGGGTGCAAGCAATTGCACAAGCAAAAGAGTACACTTATGAGAACTCCAAAGCAGCACGAAAGGGTGTTTCCGAAGAGAAGTGGCGTGAAGAGCATAATGCTCGCATCTCCCACCTCGAGAGTATCAACGATTATTAAATTTTGTATTGGCGAGTAGCACAGCGGTAGTGCGCTTCACTGTTAATGAAGATGTCGCAGGTTCGATCCCTGCCTCGCCAGCAAGAATAAGGTATAGTGTTCCACCTTTAACAACGGACACATTTTTTATTAGGTATTACATAATGGCACAATCACAATCAGCACGTCTTTTGACTGCACTCAAGTCTGGCGAGCAACTCACTGCGAAGCAAATTGCTTCACGTTTCTCTGCTGGCAATCCACACGATGTTGTTCGTCAACTGCGCGCAGATGGTTACGCTATCTTTGGCAACGTTCGTACGAACAGCAAAGGTGCAGCGAAAACTTTCTATCGTCTGGGTACACCAACCCGCGCAATGGTTGCATCTGCATACGAAATGCTTGGCGCACGATAGTTTGAACGTCTCGAGAAGACACTAAACTCGCTCTGGTCGGTGCAACGCACCCGCCTCCTGAGCATGAGGCAAACTGCTCACTATTTATATTATGGAGTTTACAATATGCAAGATTCATTATGGTGCGAGAAGTATCGCCCGAAGAATATCCAAGAGTGCGTACTGACTCCACACCTCAAAAACACCTTCCAAGAGATTGTCGACACTGGTGAAGTGCCCAACCTCTTACTGACTGGCACCGCTGGTACTGGAAAAACTACTGTCGCTCGAGCAATATGTAATGAACTTGGTTTGGACTATATCTTGATCAATGCTTCCGAGTCTGGTAACATCGACACCCTGCGTGGCAAGATCAAGCAGTTCGCATCAAGCATCTCCCTGCAAGGTGGGTACAAGGTGGTCATACTTGATGAGGCAGACTACCTGAACGCACAATCAACACAACCCGCATTGCGTGGGTTCATCGAGGAGTTTAGTAATAACTGTCGCTTCATCCTCACATGTAACTTCAAGAATAAGATTATCGAACCGCTGCACTCTCGTTGTGGCGTTGTCGAGTTCAATACAAGCAAGAAGGATATGGTACAACTGTGCGAACAGTTCATGAAACGTGCCATGGGTATCCTTCATGATGAGGGCATCACTGTAGATAACCCCGACCTTGTTGCTGAGTTGATCATGCGCCATGCCCCAGACTGGCGGCGAATCCTCAATGAACTCCAACGCCACTCGAGAGGCAGCACCCTGGATCTCGCTGTTATAAGCAAGTCCACAAGCGGGAGCATCGCCGACCTGTATTCACACCTCAAGGCAAAAGACTTCAAGGAAATGCGTAAGTGGACTGCCAACAACATGGACGTGGACAGCGCAGCAATCTTTCGTGGTATCTACGATACTATGACCGATAAAGTTTCTGCTAACAGTATTCCGCAACTGGTTCTCATCCTTGCGGACTACCAGTACAAGGCAGCGTTTGTTGCAGATGCTGAGTTGAATATGGTGGCGTGTCTAACTGAGTGTATGGCTAACCTGGAATATAAGTAATGGAAGACTTCCCCGATGACCCCATGGAGGATAGAGAGTTTAGTAGAGGACTCTATCAAAAGTTGACAGAACTACTTTCCGAAATAGAGAAATTGGCAACTTCCCACCTCATGGGATTTAGTGCGGTTGAACTACAAGCACTAGAGAAAGTTTATGGAAAAAATCTGGCATATGATTTATACGCGGATGTTGTTAATGCCTTGGCATCTCCCCATCATTCAGAGACCATACACTAATGAGTAACAACCCTTTCGATTTTCTGAATAGTATTAACCAGAACAAGAAAGACATAATGGATCCAATGGAAGAGTCCAAGTATCCAGCATTCATGATCAACCGTGGACTCTCATATTTTCAAGATACGGTTCTACTTGCTAATGAGATGAACCGTAATCACCATGTGGACGGTCGTATGCAGTATGACTTCCTGCGGTCTTCAATCCGCCCCCGTAAACGTTTCAGCAAGTGGGTTAAGAAAGAGAATATATCCAACGTGGATATTGTCAAGAAATATTATGGGTACAGTGACGCCAAGGCAGAGTCTGTACTTGACCTATTTACACCAGAACAATTTAAAGAGATGAAGCAGAAAATGTCAGAAGGAGGAAAACGTCGCTGACTAAATAGAGTCGCATATTGGATATGCGACGACTATACATAAAAAGGTTACATCTCATGAATGAATTAGTAGTGAACTGGTCTCCCAGCGAAATGCTCGAGATCACTCTAAACGAACCAGACGACTTTCTGAAGGTTCGTGAGACCTTGACAAGAATCGGAGTTGCATCAAGGAAGGAGCAAAAGTTATTCCAGTCATGCCACATATTGCATAAACAGGGTCGCTATTTTATAGTACACTTCAAAGAATTATTCTTGTTAGACGGAAAGAAAGCAAATCTTGAATTGTCTGATATAGGAAGAAGAAATACGATTACAACTTTGTTAAGCGATTGGGGACTGGTCAACATTGTCGATAACACAAAGGCACAGGATAAAACTCCCCTGAGACAAATAAAAATTGTTTCTTTCAAAGAAAAGGGTGAATGGGAATTGTGTCAAAAATACAACATTGGAAACAAGAAATAATCAATTATCAGGAGAAGAAAATGTCGTTTCATAAAGATGGAAGACAAAGGGTAATGCGTAAGAGAGACATCGCCATATGGACGACGTTGACTTCTACGGTCTTTGTCACATGCATGATGCTCGTGCAATCTATAGTTTAGGATAATCTATGCACGATGCTTATATGATCGTGGACTTCAACAACCCAGTCTCTATGAGTTATATGGAGAAGTCTTTGAAGTCCTTTGCCCCATTAAAAGATATTCTAAACATAATTCCTGTACAGTGTACAACACCAGATACACTTCCTATAGAACCCTGTGGTATAGTATCTGGTGTACTGAACAGTATTCTACATTCTCACCACATGCTAATCAGAAAGATTGCTGATGGTGAGGATATATTTATCATGGAACATGATGCTGCTCTCATAAATGAAGACTCATTTAGGGAAATGTATGATGCGTGTTGGGGCAATGTAGAAGGATTTTTTCCAGGTGTGGCCATGGAGTTGTATAGTCTATCTCCCAAACTTGCTGTATGGATGGATAATCATTTAAATAATATTCTGGATGGACCATCTGCAAGTAAGAGGTACATTGGTCCGATGACTATCATGCAACATTCTGCGAATTCTTTCATTCCTTCAAGATATATCCCCGAAAAGATGTGGTTGCTGCCCAGCAAATACAGTATTCATGATTACATTTCACTGGGGTTTGTTCAGAACAATCAGTACCTAGGATATGGCGAATTGTTCGAAGTCTGTTGTAAACAATACTACTGCAAAACTAGCAATAATACCAATCTAGATTACTCTGATATGTTTACTGACACATCAGCAAACCCAAAATCTGTAAATGGACCATTGCTGAGGGACTTTATTATATTTGATAAATTTTGAGTTGTTTTCCTATTCTTGTTGCTGTAGAATAGAGTCTAAATTATGGAGTACTGAATGAAGTTCTACACCAATATCTCCCGCATTGGCAACAACATCTGTTACCGTGGGTATAACAACGGAGTGCGCGAGCAGTTTCGAGATACGTTCAATCCAATCATGTACCTGACATCAAAGAACAACAATGAAGGTTGGACAACGATGGACGGTCGTCCAGTATCCTCTGTCTCTTTCGATACAATGAAAGAGGCAACCGAATTCAGCAAGCGTTATGAATATGTGGATTCACTCGAAGCACATGGCAATAACAATTTTGCCGCGCAGTACATCCAAGATAAGTTTCCCAACGAGATACAGTTTGACCCCAAGCAGGTGCTGGTTGCTGACATCGACATCGAGGTTGCCTCTGACGATGGGTTCCCTGAACCTGTTGATGCCCTCCGCGAAGTCCAGTCTATCTGCCTCAAGTACCACGGCAAACCAACCTATTATATTTGGGCACTCCTCGACGAGTATGACCCTGAACTATGCACCAAGCACATTGACGTTGACCCTGCTGACATCAAGTTCATCAAGTGCGCTGGCGAAGTCGACCTGCTGTTGAAGTTTGTCAACTTCTGGAACGGAAAGGACACCTGCCCTGATGTTGTCACTGGTTGGAACTGTCGTGGATTCGACTTCCCATATCTGATCAACCGCACAAAGCGTATGATTGGTGGTGACACATACAAGAAGTATTCTCCGTGGAACGTAGTCCGTGAGAAGAACATCCACGTCAAGGGTCGCGAAATGCAGACATATGATATGGTGGGCATTGAGCAGTTGGACTACTACGAGTTGTTCCAGAAGTTTGGCAACCTGACCTTTGGTGTACAGGAGTCGTACAAACTTGACCACATCGCCAACGTGGTACTAGGTGAGAAGAAACTTTCCTATGAGGAGCATGGCAACCTGTACACGCTGTACAAGGAAGACTACCAGAAGTTCATCGACTACAACATCAAGGATGTCCAGCTGGTCGAGCGTATTGATGAAAAGATCGGTTTGATTGAACTGGCAATGACCATAGCATACAAGGGTGGGTGCAACTATCAAGAAGCATTCGGCACAACTCAGTTATGGGACACATACATCTATCGCGAACTATGTAAGCGCAAGGTTGTTGTACCTCCCAAGAAAGAAAACGATGCTGAGGCATTCGCTGGTGGTTATGTTAAGGAACCACAGGTCGGTCGCCACAAGTGGGTGGTATCGTTTGACTTGAACTCTCTGTATCCTCACCTCATCATGCAGTACAATATGTCACCTGAGACTATCTCAGGCAACCGCACTGTTGGAGTCACTGTTGACAACTGCCTTGACCGTACTCGACCTGACTCAGTATCACCGTCCGAATCAATTGCCGCTAATGGCGTACACTTCACCAAGGATGGACAGGGTGTGCTGCCCAATATCATTCATGGACTGTATGCTGAGAGGAAGCAGATCAAACAGAACATGCTCAAGTTGCAAGGGCAGGTTGAGGCAGGTGATGCTGCTGCTGAGAAAGATATCGCCAAACTCGACAATCAGCAAATGGCGATTAAAATTATGATGAACTCACTTTATGGCGCACTCGCTAACAGGTGGTTCCGATACTACGACATCCGCATGGCAGAAGCAATCACGCTGTCTGGTCAGTTGTCTATCCGCTGGGCAGAACGTGCAGTGAATGACTACATGAACAAGATAGTTGGTACGGACAACTTCGACTATGTGGTTGCCATGGACACTGACTCGCTGTATGTGAACTTTGGTCCACTGGTCGAGAAGATGGGATTGACCGACACCGCACAGACAGTCAAGTTGCTTGACCAGATAGGCAAGGACAAGTTCGTGCCTCTATTCACCAAGTCATATGAAGACCTCGCTACATACATGAATGCCTATGACAACAAGATGGTGATGGGTCGTGAGGCAATCGCAGACAACGGTATCTGGACTGCCAAGAAACGCTACATCCTGAACGTGCACAACAATGAGGGTGTGCAGTATGCGAAACCTAAACTGAAGATCATGGGCATTGAAGCAGTCAAGTCCTCGACTCCTGCCTCCTGTCGTGATGCCCTGAAGGGTTTGTTCAAGATCATGATTACTGGTACAGAGAAGGACACGCAGAATGCTATACAACTATTCCGCAAGCACTTCAACGGTCTACAACCACATGAGGTCGCATTCCCACGTGGTGTATCAGACATAGGTAAGTGGCGTGACCACAATACTGTATACAAGAAAGGATGCCCGATCCACGTGCGTGGTGCCCTGACGTATAACAAGTTGTTGAAGGATGGTGGTCTGGAGAAGCGTCACACTGCCATCAAGGATGGAGAGAAGATCAAGTTCATCTACCTCAACCCAAAGAACCACATCAAGCAGAACATCATCTCGTTCTACGACTATCTGCCTGAGGACTTTGGTCTACATAAGTATGTTGACTATGACAAACAATTCGACAAGGCATTCCTCGCTGTTGTCCGACCTGTACTTGAAGCGATTGGTTGGTCAGAGGAAGAGTCTATATCACTTGAAGACTTCTTTGGATAAATCATGTACTCGCTAACAATATTCAAATCAGCGTTCGATAATAAAACGCACAGACGGGCAGACTTCGCCACATGGGAGGAGTTCACTGCCCTGTTGGAATTCCTGTCCAAGCAACCACTTGACACCAAGTTGGATGCATATCTCATCAGTCCTTCCCTGTATGTGGAAGAGAGCACACGGTCTAACAAGAACGTGACCCAGTGGGGCAAGTGGGCAGCAGTCGACGTTGACGACTTCACTGGTGATGTGGGCAAACTGGTCGAGTCCCTGAAGCACAACTTCATCATCTACTCCACTGCGTCATCCACGCCAGAGAAACCAAAGTTCCGCATTGTGTTCGACCTTGACCGAGTGGTCGAGGCAGATGAGATCAAGCAGTTCTGGTTTGCCCTGAACAAGTACCTCGGTGAACTCGGTGACGAGCAGACCAAAGACAGTTCGCGCATGTACTATATCCCAGCAGACTACAAGGGTGCGCACAACTTCTTCTATCGTAAGACAGGTGCACCTATCTCTGTTGGTAAGTTGAAGATTCTATATCCATATGTTGAGAAGACAGGCAACTCATTCCTCGACCGCATGTCCCCAGAGATGCGCAAGCAGGTGCTTGAGTATCGCAAGTCCTCTCTAACAAACACCAACTTCTCATGGACTGGATACCGTGACTGCCCGTTCTTCCCGAACAAAATGGCAGAGAAGTATAAGTCCGTAAACGAGTCTGGTTGGTACTCGCAGATGTATGCTATCATGATCGCAACAGCATGCAACGCAGTCAAGAAGAAGTATCCCATCACACAAGACCAGATTGCCATGATGTGTACTGAACTCGATCAAGAAACAGGCAACTGGTACCAAAACCGTCCACTATCCAGAGAAGCAGGTGGTGCTTTGGAATGGGCATATGCAAATACCTTCGAGGAGTAATAATGAAAGTCGAACTAATCAGTTACAGCAAAGCAGCAGATGCATTCAACGCTATAGCAACCAACAATAGTATAGGGGATCTTGTCGCGTATTCTGCGCGTGTATCAAACCCATCAAACCAGATGAACACTGCAACCAATGGAAAGTTGCTGGCATACCTGCTGAAGCACAAGCACTTTAGTCCATTCGAAATGGTCAGCATGTGTCTTGAGATAGAAACAACCAGAGACATAGCACGACAGATGCTGCGCCACAGGTCGTTCTCATTCCAAGAGTTCAGTCAGCGATATGCCAATCCTGTTGATGAACTGGTAGGTGGAGCGTTTGAGTTGCGTGATGCTCGCCTACAGGACGAGAAGAACAGACAGAACAGTGTAGAACTCGAAGAGGGTTCACGCCTTGACACAGACTGGAAGATGCAGCAACTCCACGTATTAACCGCAGCGAAGAATGCATACAAGTGGGCAATCGACCATGGTATCGCAAAGGAACAAGCACGATGTGTACTGCCCGAAGGCAACACAGTATCGCGTTTGTACATGAACGGAACTCTGCGCTCTTGGATACACTACATAGAACTGCGCAGTGAAAATGGAACTCAACTCGAACACATGGACATCGCCAAGGCATGTGCACAAGTAATCAGCAAGGTATACCCACTATGACTATCAGATATATATACGGCAAACCATCCCATACAGACAGGAGGACTCCTGAGAATCACACCCCTGCTGATCCATCAGAAGGTAGTGACACATATGACTTCACACATACATTCCCAGACAATCGCTCAATACTTCTTGCAGTAGCAGCGCACGGTGAGAACCTCCGTGGTGTTGAGTTGGGTTTGTACCAAGCAAACAGTTTCTGTACCATGTTGCAGGTGTGCACCAACGTCGATGAGTTGATTGGTGTGGACAAGTGGGAACCATATGTAGATCAGATCGGTGGTGGTAAGATGGTGCGCGACCAGAAACAGATAGAGTTTATCCGCAACACTGCCATCAACTTCATTTATTGGTCTGGTTGTGCAGACCGTGCAACGATACTCGAGATGGACACTATTGAGGCAGCAGCGAAGTATGAAGACGACTCAATGGACTTTGTGTTCTTTGATGCCCACCTGACACAGCAACAACTCCAAGACGAGATGACTGCTTGGTATCCCAAGATTAAGGAAGGTGGTCTTGTCATGGGTCACGACTATCATACCAAAGAAACACGCCATGCTGTGCTGAACTTTCGTTTGAATAATGATATAACAACCCCATACTACAACTATGACATGACGTTCATATGGAAGAAAGCATGACAATCAAATACATCCATGTAAACCAGCATATCATCCGTTCCAACCTGAAGAACGGAACCAACGAACCTGTCCTCACTGTGAAGGAAGGACGCAGCAACACCTATGGTCACCAAGTAGAAATACATGGTGCATCCACGGTGATCTATGGTGGCAACGACAGCACCATCTTACCATGTGGCGCACGAGTCGTCATCAAGACAGAAGCGGAGATAACGATCAGTTGATAGCAAAGACAAGAAGAAATATGTTGCCATACCAACGTCGACGAGCAGGTCGATGTCTGGGCAAGTATATCATCCAACCTCGCCAGCACATGACGAAGCGGATGATCAAAAGGAAGCACTCCTCTGCTCGTTTCTTTGGATGGCGTCCCAAACAAAACAAAAACTATATGGTACGTCGACGGATGTTTCGGATGTATTACTATGTCACCAATCCTTATTGACATCCTAATCCCGTTCGACTATAATAGAACTCTACGTTGAGGAACACACATATGAATGAAGAAACACAAACACCCAATCAGACCAGCATGTTTTCAGAAGACCCTGCATATGGTAAGTCAGACAAGAGTCTGGTTGCTATTGTAGGACATGGCACAATGGGCAAGGCAGTAGAACGCTCCCTATGCCCCCACGTAGATCGGTTTCTTGTAGATCCAATCTATGACATCACCATCGATCAACTCGTTGATCGTGAACCAACACTCACCTTTGTCTGTACACCCACTTCCCTTGATGATTCTTCAATCACCATCGATGCAGTACTGAAGTTGATTCGTAAAACGCAGACAGCAGTCGTGCTCAAGACGACTCTTGATATTTCAGTGCTGGACAAGTTGGTTCGCACATTGGCCACCGACAAAGCAATCCACCGATTTGTGTATGCTCCAGACCTTTCGAGCACCCACAATGCCGATGATGATTTTATCAATCCAGACTATGTCATCCTTGGTGGCGCGCACACATCATGTAATCAACTGCTGGAATTCTTCCACTGGAACACGTTTATATCTCTTCCGAAGGATATCCACATATGTACACCTAATGAAGCAGCGATTGTATTCTATGGCATCCAAGCATACCTGACAACCAAGACTATGTTCTTCTCTGAACTGTCCAAGATC